TCTGAGTTTTTCAGAGTTTTTGATAATTTCTTTAGCTTCACTATTTATTTCTTTAGCTTCTGAGAAAGCGCAGACAAGTATCTCAAAATCACCCGCCTTCTTATAAATTGCGAAGATAGGAGAATCAAAGCACAGGTGTGTTACTAATCTGTATTTGAATTCCTCGTTAGTTTTTCGGAAATGATGAAATAATTTTTTATTATCGACCACCATAAATGACTGGTATTCACCAGCTGAAATGCGAAGTGAAAAAGACTCGCATTCTATTAAGTCATAAACTTGATGTGCCATATCTACGCTCCGTTTCATGCCGTTGAAATGAGAATACTCATTTCGTTGTATTATGTAAACCACGAACGTAGTTTTATTTGGTGTAATTAATATAATCCATTGTATTTAAACATTAATTAATTTCAATGAGAGGTGTTTTAGGGCGTAGATTAGGGATTGATTAGCTTGAGTGGCTGGAAAATAACCAATAAAAAAGCCCCCAGATAGGGAGCTTATGTTTTAGTTTTACTGCAAATTCAGTTTTAAAGGAGTCGCAATTTCGTTTCTACAGCTACGCCAATGATCTTACAGTTCCCGTTGATTGGTACTAAAGGCCATGCCGGGTTAAGGCCTTTAAGATAGCGTTGACCACTGTCGATTATTAATTTTTTGAATGTAGCCTCGTTAGAATCAGTTAGTTTCGCAATAACCAAATTTCCGTTAGCAGGCTCTCGGCCAGTATCAAATAAGACAAACGTACCTTCGGGAATGCTCAAGCCAACTGGGGCTGTCATTGAGTCACCATCTACTTCAAGCCAGAAGGCATCTCCTTGGATATGTGCATCAGATTCCAACCATAAATCTATGTCTTTCAGTGTATAGGCTTCAATAGCTTCGTTCCAGCAACCAGCCTGAACCTTACTTAAAACTGGGTATCGCTGACCAGGGACATAGCTTCCGGCAAAGGAAACATTTCCAGCTTCTCTACCAGAAATTAGGTACTCAGGATCGCACTGAAGTGCCTTGGCTAATTCATGTAGGTAGCGTGGTCTTTTTGTTCTTCCTGATTCAACGGACACTATTCCTTGCTGGGTTGTACCAGTAAGTTCGGCTAACTCAACTTGAGTCAGTCCCAGTTCTAGCCGACGCTTCTTGATCCTGTCTGCCAATTGCATTTTCACACCCCACATAAATTTGTCCCAAACAGCATACAACAATCATTGTAATTGACAAACCACGAAATGTGTATTCAAATACTACAAACGTTGTATATGGAGATTGTACATGACTATTTCGAACCGCTTGAAAGAACGGCGATTGAAGTTGGGGCTGACGCAAAAGCAACTGGCGATTATGGCCGGAATTAAACAACAGACAATTCAGAGGATTGAGGCAGGGACATCTCATCGCCCCCGCCATCTCCTTGAAATATCGGAGGCTCTTAACTGTTCGCCGCACTGGCTTTTAAACGGCATCAAAGACCATGCCTAGTTCAGACGAAAATCAGTAGGAACTCTATGATGAATAGTGCAATCAAAGCTTTCGACTTCAAATCTGATGCGGGTGAGTTGCTGGCATCAGTGCGCACCGTGCTGATCGATAGTTCCCCGTGGTTTTTCGCAGTGGATGTCTGCGAAGCGCTGGGTCTGACCAACACTGCAATGGCGTTGCAGTCAGTTGATGAAGACGATAAATGCGAACATAAGGATTACTTAGGTTCAGGACGCAAGCCTACTCTCGTTAATGAATCAGGGCTGTACACATTGATTCTGAAAAGTCGCAAACCACAGGCAAAACGTTTCAAGCGCTGGATCACTGCCGACGTATTACCATCCATCCGTTCCACTGGTTCATATGGTCTGGCGCCAGCAAGTAATCTCCCCGATTTTTCAGATGAGATTGCCGCCGCTGAAGCTTGGGTTGAGGCTAAAAAGGCCGAGCGCATCGCTATTGGCTACGTCCAGCGACAGGCCCAGTACATCGAACATCTGGAAAACCTGTTTCAGCCGGGCATGACACCCTTCCAGTTCTGCAAACAGCTTAATGGCGTAAATGTCAGCCAGGTTAATGCCTTCCTGGAAAAGAACGAATGGCTTTACGACGAACGCCCGGATTCACGTCATGCCAGCTGGCGCGTGAAGTCCTACGCCCGTGATTTGTACCTTCGCGAAAGACACAACCGCGTGGATCCTTGTGATACGGAAAGCTTCGATACATGGAAGCCTATCCTGTTGCGTAAGGGAGCCGTTTGGCTTTATCGCCATTACCTCAAGGGCAACCTGCCCATGAAAAAAAGCTGGGACGGCAAATATTCCCACGATACCGATTTGGCAGGTGCCGCATGAGTATGGAGCTGATGGTTCAGGCAATGAAAATCAGGGTCGGTAACCCGCTGCGTAAGCTAGTTCTGCTTAAGCTTGCTGATAACGCCAGTGACAAAGGCGAATGCTGGCCTAGCCTTCAGCACATCGCCGATCAGTGCGAGATAAGCCGTCGTTCGGTTATCAATCACATTGACGCTTTGTGTGAACTTGGTCTGCTGAAAAAAGAACTGCGTCCCGGTGTAAAAGGGAACTCCAGCAATCTCTATTACCTGATTTTAGATGGTGCAGGAGATTCACTAGGGGGTAGTGCAGGAAATTCACTACCTAGTGCAGCACGTTCACCATATGGTGCAGGAGATTCACTAGGGGGTAGTGCAGGAGATTCACCCAGAATCAGTCACTCTTTTGAATCAGTCAATGAACCAGTCAGTGAACCTAAAACAATTGGTGCATCTGGCGATGAACCACCTGCCAAGAAAAATAAAAACGCTTATCCAGAAGAATTCGAAAAGGCGTGGAAAGCATACCCGGCCCGAGAGGGAAGTAATCCGAAAAACTCCGCATACAGCGCATGGAATGCCCGGGTCCGTGAAGGTGTTGATCCCGAAGCAATGCAGGCAGGCGTGATCCGCTATGCCACGTTCTGCCAGGCCAAGGGGCAGACAGGCACCACCTTCGTGATGCAGGGGCAGAGGTTCTTCGGGAAAGCCCGTGAATTCGAGAATACATGGATTGTGACCGGTCAGTCGCTACGTGCTGGTCGAACCAATACCCACAGTGGCTTTGATAACCGTGATTACGGTGATTCACAGATTAATTTTTAGGAGCGAACATGAGCAATTTTTATTTCCAGAGCCAGTATCAAACCAAAATTAGCGACCTGTCCGCCCGGCTGCGTGAGCTTGATTCTGCACTGGAACTCGCGAACGGTGTTATCTCCGTTGATAACCGCTGGTACAGCGGGCATGAGAAAAAAACGGTGACGTGTGAGCACCACGGTGATTTTAATCAGACGGTTTTATCTCAGGAAGTGCGCGGTCGCATTCACACGCTGGAGTCGCGCTGTCCGGCTTGTGTTGCGGCTGAAATCGAGTCAGTCAAAATCGAGCAAAAACAGCTGCTGGTTGAACGCCTGATGGATGAAGCAGGCATCGCCCCGCGCTTTCAGCACTGCGAGTTCAGCAACTACGAAGCGGCCCATAAAGCGGCTAAGACGAACTTACAGGCCTGTCAAAGTTATGCGAAATCCTTCCCTGAGCTTTCCAAGAAGGGAACAGGCCTGATCCTGATTGGCAAATGCGGTACCGGTAAAAACCATCTGGCCGTGGCATTGGCGAAGGAAGTTATCCGCCAGCATCAGGAGTCAGTCCGCCTGACCGATGTTATGCGCATTATCCGCGCTGTGAAAAGCACATGGGGTAAGAACGCCGAACGTACTGAAGCTGATGTTATTGATTATTACGCATCGCTGGGATTGCTGATCATCGATGAAGTGGGTGTGCAGTACGGGTCTGATGCTGAAAAAATCATTCTGTTCCAGATTATCAATGATCGTTACGAAAACATGTTGCCGACCATTCTGATTAGCAATCTGACCATGCCCCAATTGTCGGAATCTATCGGCGAGCGACTGACAGACAGAATGAGCGAAGGCGGCGGTTCAGTGCTGGCGTTCAACTGGGAGAGTTATCGCCAGTCGGGAGTGAAAGCATGACCTACGAAGAAGCCGAACAAGCTGTAATCGGCGGATTGCTGCTGCGCCAGCTCGACGCGACAGTTTTTGAGGTATTTGGGTTGCTGCCTGCGGATGCTTTCTCGATCCGGCAGTACCGCGAAATATATCTGGAAATCAAGCGCCAGTCTTTAGACGGGAAGAATACCGATCCCTTCCTGGTGGCTGACGCGCTGGGCGAGGGATATGAGGCCCTTACGGTGGCAGCGACAGGTCTTGCATGGGCAGCGCCTGGTTTGAAGCAGTACGCCGAGATGGTCAAGCGCAATCACTTCCTGCGTGGCGCAGAGGAAATGATGGCTGGCGCTTTGGACAAGTTCGATTCCGCCCGGAATGCCGATGAAAAAATGGCAGCTATAAAGCAGCTGCAAAGTGATATTCAGCGCCTGAGTTTCAGCGATGACAGCCGTGCACCGGTTCACATCGACGAACTGCTATCAGGGATGGCTGAAAAGCTTGAATCCAGAATGGAAGGGCGCGAAGAAAGCCGCACCATTCTCACCGGGATTGAGGAACTGGACCAGCTAACAGGTGGTTTTGATTTAACAGACCTCATCCTGCTGGCTGCCAGACCGTCGATGGGGAAAACCGAGTTTGCGTTAAACCTTATCGACAAAATAACTGAGCAGGGTAGCGGCGCATTATTTTTCAGTATGGAAATGTCAGGCGCCCAGATTGCTGAGCGTCAGGTTGCTGGCGCGGGGGGATTCTCAACCTCGAAATTAAAATCTCCACAGGCATTACATGACGAAGACTGGGCGCGGATAGGAATGGGCATTCAAAGCATGACTGGGCGCCCGATTTGGATTGATGACGCCAGCACATTGGACGTGAACCAAATCGCAGAAGCAGCAGAACGCCACGCATTGGAACACCCAGAGCTTGCGATCATCTTTGTTGATTACCTCGGACTTATCGAACTCTCAAGCAACCAGCGGCACGATATTGCAGTGGGTGAAGTTTCGCGCGGACTCAAGGCGCTGGCGAAACGGATCAGACGTCCGGTTGTTGCCCTCAGTCAGTTATCACGCGGAGTAGAACAGCGCACAAACAAACGGCCAGTGAATGCCGACCTGAAGGACTCAGGAAGCATTGAGGCTGATGCAGATTTGATCATGATGCTTTACCGCGATGAGGTGTACGACGAGAACAGTCCGGCCAAAGGTCTCGCAGAAATCAACGTGACCAAAAACCGTAACGGCCCACTGGGAACTGTTTACCGCCAGTTCAAATACGGGCATTTCCTGCCAATAGATCAGGCCGAAGCGGCGAACCGTTGCCGTCAGCAGGCTGAAGTACCATCACGCCGTTATTCAAAGCGCTAATAATTTAGGGGAATCCGATGAAACTCGAAAACGCGCTCAAACAGTTCAACCCTAAAACCCAAACGTTCACCAACGTGCCGCCAGCTACGGCCTCAGATTCTCTGACGGGGCCAGACCTCGCCGCCTGTCTGGGCATGGCAGAATCTCAGGCATCTTTCGGAATGGGCGCTTTCCTCGGTAAAAATGGAATCAGCAAAGAGGACGGTCAGCGCACCATTGAACGGCTTTCTGTCTACGCCATGAAGAACGCCGGTAAGCACGTTGGTAAAGCAGCTGGCCGCCGGATGGCACATTGCATGGTGATCCTCGCGAAGATGGCTTATGAGGAATACTGCAAATCGGCGGGGAGCGTTAGCACCTGCACTGATTGTGCTGGCGCCGGGTTCCTGATGGTCAAACGCGAAGTTGTGAAGTATGCCGGTTATGTTGGTTCTGATGGTGAGATGAAGATTCCAGAGGTAACCGAAAACCAGACGGTGAAAGAGCTCTGTCAGTCTTGCAACGGGAAGGGGACAATCTCGCATCGTTGCCGCTGCAACGGTACCGGCCGCGTGCGTGACCTGGAGAAATCCAGTCTGCTCGGCGCACCGGTCGATAAAACTTGCGAACGCTGCACGGGGAGGGGATTCAAACGGACACCATCCTCCACAGCCTACGCGGCGATTACAGCGTTGCTTCCTGAACTGACCCAATCATCTTGGTCTCGTAACTGGAAGCCGCTCTATGAGTCGCTGGTGACTAAATGCGAGCAGGAAGAGAATCATGCCGATGCAGTATTCCAGAGAATAACGAGTAGATAGGATGATCGGGGATCTTAACGACATTTTTATAAGTAAGTCTTGCATTTTGCATAAACTTGGCGTAATTTCTCTAAATCATGGGCGTTTCTGTAGATGAGCTCCACAAAAAATCATCAAGCCTCGATTCTTAGCCGGTCGAGGCTTTTTTACATATGGGATTTCCCGCATGTTGTTGTCTTTAAATTTACCTTAAGTATTGTGCGGTTATGTGTCGGCGTATAGAATGCGCCCCTCGGCCCTTTAGCTCAGTTGGTTAGAGCTCACGACTCATAATCGTTCGGTCGCTGGTTCAAGTCCAGCAAGGGCCACCAAAGCACCGTTAGCTCAGTTGGATAGAGCAATTGCCTTCTAAGCAATAGGCCACTGGTTCGAATCCAGTACGGTGTACCAAACCGCCACTAGCTCAATTGTATAGAGCCATACAACTAGTGTTTAGGTGAGAGGTTCGAAACCTCGGTGGCGGGTCAAACACTACTGAACCGGCAAAGCCGCTGGAGGCGGATTATGAAATGGATTTTCGCCTGGGCTAGTGTGATTTTGATTGCAATCGGGGTCATTCTATTTCTTAGCACGCTGACAAACTCTGTATGTGGTTCAAACCTTGAGCTTTCAAAGTCAATTTTTTTCTCCTGGATGTGTTTTTAAAGTGTATTGCGGGCATCGTATAATGGCTATTACCTCAGCCTTCCAAGCTGATGATGTGGGTTCGATTCCCACTGCCCGCTCCAAACAATGCTTTTCAGTCTGCGAAGATGGGATTACCCGGAGTGATTGAAAAGCACATTCGCATGAGCGCTGGGTAAACAACGATACGCACTATCGATCTCCTTCACACTCTCAGCGCTCAGCCGAATGCAACAAACCCGAACCCGCCATGTGCGGGTTTTTGCGTTTTGGAGTCCATGTATGTCGAATGTCGAAAAAGAGCCTTACTTCTTCAATCCCGGCTTAGAGGTCGACGAGCTTGAAGACTGGCTAAGCCAGCAGGTAAGGCATATATCACATTACAATAAGCTTAAAAGAGAGAGAGCTGCACTTTCAGCGCAACTCTCTGAGATAGACTCTGCCCTGAGTTACTACGCTACTGAAGTAATGTCAGGAAGGTTGAGTTTTCCTTGGGAGCCCAATCCTCATCGAAAAGCTCATCAAAAATAAAAGCAACGCTTGGTAATTTGAGTGATTCGATAAACGCCCTCGCATCGTCAGGTAGCTTTTCGATTCGAAGCTCATCCTGGATTACGAACAAACAATCAGATAATGATAATTTGCGAATGTCCGATGGTTTCCATTTCGTTTTGGAAAAAATCAGGTGATGGAGTGCATTGATACCATTTTGCGGTTCAAAAATTGTTGCATGCTGTTTTCGGTACTCATGCAGGATTATCTCTAAAATGAAAATCTGCGCTGATCGATTTTTAATACAATTGTCCTGCATGCTGCCTTCGTAGTATGCAGAGTGGTTTAGGCCTCGGTTTTGGCAAACCTTTGACTTGATGACATGCCAAAGGTCGTAAATATTACTCATGTATTGCTCCGATTCTGATTGTTACGTTTGGCAATTTAACAATATCAGATAGGGAAATGCGCCGCCAGACGCTAACTCTGGCAACTCTTTCAGGCTGCGCATTTGCGTGGCCTTTTTTATGACTACAGAAACACAGCCCATTTAATTGGGAGGTGGAGATCATGAAGATGGATAAAACGAGCGCGGTTACGTCAGCCGTTTCTTATGGAACATCGCTCGGCGGCGCAGCTTACTGGTTCAACGAATTTCTTAACTCGCATACCCCAGACCAATGGGCAGCCATCGGGGTACTCGGTACTTTACTGTTCGCCTTTATTACATGCCTCTGCAACATAATTTTTAAGGTTTGGGACCGAAAAAACAACATGGTGCGTCGCGACGAGGACTGAGCATGGCAAACCTGAAAACAAAACTCAGTGCCGCAATGCTGGCGCTGATTGCTGCTGGCGCCTCGGCCCCGGCTCTGATGGGTCAATTTCAGGATGAGAAAGAAGGTACAAGCCTCATTGCCTACCCTGATCAAGGCGGCGTCTGGACAATCTGCGGCGGCGTGACGTATGTGAATGGTAAGCCTGTACTTAAAGGCATGAAGCTAACGCGGTCACAGTGCGATGCTATCGACAAAACCGAGCAAGCCAAGGCGCTGGCGTGGGTTGATAAAAACATTCACGTTCCACTCACTCCTCCCCAGAAAGTCGGTATCGCTTCCTTCTGCCCGTGGAACATCGGCCCGGGAAAATGCTTCACGTCGACGTTCTACCGTAAAATTAATGACGGCGACCGCGCTGGCGCATGTTCTGAAATAAAGCGCTGGGTACATGACGGCGGGAAGGATTGCAATGTCCGCGCGAATAACTGTTACGGCCAGGTTATTCGCCGCGATCAGGAAAGCGAACTGACCTGCTGGGGGATCGAGCAATGAACTGGCTCCGGGTTGCCGTAACCGCATTCGCCGCCGTTTTTATCGCACTGATGATTTTTTTGGCATTTCATTTTTACGGGAAATCCGTAGAGGCAAAAGGGCAGGTGAGCCAGCTCCAGTCTGATAACGCGCTCCAGTCCGAAACCATTTCAACCCAGGCGTTTAATTTCCAGCGAGCAAATCAGATTGCTGGCGCTGCGCAGCTGTACGCGGTGCAAATCGTCGGAAAGAGCCAGGAGACAGAAATTGAATACCGAACGATTCTCAAGGCTGAGCCGACCTGCGCTTTGCCTATCCCTACTGATATTGCTAACGGCCTGTACGACTACGCGAACCGTTTACGTTCCAGCGCAATGTACGCCGATTCCAGCCAGCCTGTTAAAGCCGCTGTTAGTGCCACTACCTCCCAGCGAATAACCTACTGTCAGGCGGTGTTGTGGATTGACCCGCTACTCACCCTGATAGACCAAGGCAATAACCAGTTGGCAGCCATCAAGCAGATTGAAGATGAGAGGCAGGCGAAATAATGCATCCGATGCCAATGCACACCGATGAGATAGGACTTACCGGAAAGTTTAGATTCCGCCGACAGTCTTTAACTGGCAAAGCAATATTGCAGGTGCAGACCATTCAGCATATCTGGAGACGCCCATCTACGCACTTTCCGGCAATCGATAGAGAATCGAATTACTGGCGAGACGCGACAATAGAGGAGGCTTACTCGATCCAGATAGAGAGTGATTTAGAAGAGGCCAGACAGAAATGATTAATCGCTTTCTCGCATGGCTGAAAAGCATTTATTTCAAACCGACTCAAACCGAAACCCAGACACCAGAGGTAAATACCATGTCAGACATACCAGTAAGCGATTCACAACCAGCATCCGGTCAGATTATTGGCGCTGATGGCGAAGTTAATATTCAGGCTCCTGTCATCAATATCACGGGCTCGCTCTCTCCAGCGGCAGAAGTAAAAGCAGGCGTGGCAGACCTTGACGCAGCTCTGAACTTCATTGAAAGCGGCGTTGCTCAACTGGGTGAATCTGCAAAAAACGAGCTGAAGGCGCTGGCTGTTAAGTATCTATAAGGTCATCACAGGGCGCATTTTCAAGTGCGACCGATGATGATTGTTAACGTAGTAGCTCAATGATTAAATGGGTCGCGAAACTCATAAAACTTATGGAGCTAATATGTGGAAAACCTTTGAGGAGAAGCCTGATTATTCAGGTTGGATTTTACTGTCTACTAATAAAGGCTTGGCGTATGCGAAGTACGACAGGGAAAATCATAGATTAGGTCATGTATATCTTTTGGGTGATATGCACAACACAACGGATAAGATTCACCACTGGGCAAAGATAGATCTCCAGCCAGATGGAGATTTCGACCCAAACTCAGTTGGGTTCCCCAACACAGTTAAGTGAAAGCGCCGCCTACGGGCGTTTTTTGTTTCCAGGACACCGACAAGGGATAACGGTTAGCCACGCTGTGAAGCGTTGCGAAACTGGATAAATACACAGTGAGTGGTAGAATTAAGCTTCCAAATATCAGGAGGATTTATGTTGCGGACATATACTGGCTTACCTAAGCATTACTCGACGAAGTTTGGTCAGTTGGCAGTAAAAAAATACTTAGGCAAATACGAAGAAGGATCGCTTGAATTATTGATTAAAGAAGCGCTGGATCATATGAAAGTTTGGAAGCCCGAACCATACAGCGAAAATCTCCCAACTTTCATATCAGCTCTCAAGGCAGTAGCAAGTTCAAAGGATGCAGCCTATGAGGTGCGACAAGAAATGTTACCTCAAGCGCTAGCTTTAGTTGAAGAATACAAATAAAACATACCGCCTCCGGGCGGTTTTTTCCGCCCATCGAAGTGAGTGTTAAGTGCGCTCAGCCCAATCTGCAGAAACACCCCAAAAGGAATCATGTCAAAGCTCAACCTTAAAATCACCCCTCCATAGACTGCAGACGTTAACTCTGTATTTTCTGAAATTGAACGAAAATACCGGTGGAAAGCGGCAACGCCTGAAACTGTTGCTGATATGGAAGGGAAGCTGCGCGGCAGATTCGCCGACTGATAACCACAAAAGTGACGTTCATGAAGTAGTAACAAAGGAGTCGAAATGACGCTGACAGATGAACAAAAGGCGCTTTTCGATGCCCTGACGAAATTACAGCAAAAGTTCGTTACTCAACTGCTCAATGGCAAGAACCAGACGGACGCCTACAAGGCTGCTGGGGGGAAGGCAAAGACAGAAGAATCGGCCAGAGCATCGGCAAGCCAAATCTTAACTAATGTTAACGTGCAGGCCTTCCTGAAGTGTATTCAGTACGAAGCTGTCAACGAAGCCATCATGACGTACGAAGAAGCGATGGAACGCCTCAGCGTAATGGGGCGCACATCCATTGCTGACCTGGCGACGTTCGGTACGCAAGTTGTCGGTGAAGATGATGACGGCAATCCAGTTACTCAGTCTGTCTGGTCATTCAAAAATGCCAGCGAGTTGAAGCCAGAACAGATGGCGGCAATCTCTGAGCTAACTGCGGGGAAGGATGGACTGAAGATAAAGCTGCATGATCCGAAAGCGGCAATTAAACAACTGGCAGAAATGCGCGGTTGGGAAGCACCGAAGAAAACTGAACTTAGTGGGCCGAATGGCGGAGCAATTCAGACGACCAATCTGACCGCTGACGAAGCCGCCGAAGCGTACCGCAAATTAATGGGTTAACAGTGCAAAATAGTCACTTCGAAGCATAAAAACTCTATGCATTTTGAGGTGTCTTTTATGCACTGTTTATGCAGTCTGTTTTATCCCGTTCACCCATGAAAACCGTGATAAATAAAGCTCTTGCCTGCATTCAGTGGTGAGTGCTCTTAGCGTGGGGCGGGTAACGTCCATTATGTTAAATACCCCTCTTTTTTGAGTAATTATCTATGCCTATCCCGTTCCCGTTCGACTTTAAAAACCCGGATTACAACCAGGTGTTCGAATGGCGCATGGAGAGGTTGCTGCGAATTCGCCAAAGCCCTGAATGCTTGCCGGTACTCAAGGCGTTTTATCGGGATAACCCTGCTCAGTTCATCATCGACTGGGGCATGACCGTTGACCCGCGTAATGTGGAACGTGGTCTTCCAGCGCGAATACCTTTTCTGTTGTTCCCAAAACAGGAGGAATGGATTGAATGGTTCGTTGAGCGCTGGCGCAACGCAGAGCCAGGTATCACAGAGAAAACGCGTGATATGGGCATGTCATGGCTAACGGTCGGCATGGCGTCATCATTGTGCCTCTTCAACCGCGGTGTATTTGCCGGCTTCGGTTCCCGTAAAGAGGAATACGTCGACAAAATAGGCTCCCCGAAATCGCTGTTCGATAAAGCCCGAAATTTCATTTCCCTGCTGCCGGCTGAGTTTCGCGGCGGTTGGAGTGTTAAACAGCATGCACCGCACATGCGTATCCTGTTCCCTGATACCGAATCGGCCATGACCGGCGAGGCGGGTGATGGGATCGGGCGTGGTGACCGAACATCGTTTTATATCGTCGATGAGTCAGCGTTTCTTGAGCGGCCTTATCTGGTCGATGCCTCGTTGTCTGCCACGACGAACTGTCGTCAGGATGTGTCCACGCCCAACGGCATGGCGAACTCATTCGCTGAGCGCCGTCACAGCGGCAAAATCAAAGTGTTCACTTTTCACTGGCGCGATGACCCTCGCAAAGACGATGCCTGGTATGCAAAGCAGGTAGAAGAACTTGACCCGGTGACGGTGGCGCAAGAAATAGATATCAACTACAGCGCATCGGTTGAAGGTGTGCTGATCCCCTCTGCCTGGGTACAGGCGGCAATTGACGCACATGTTGAGCTTGGCATTAAACCCACAGGTCAGCGCATGGGGGCGCTCGACGTGGCGGATGAAGGCAAAGACACCAACGCCTTTACCGCGCGTCACGGCTTCCTGCTGGAGGATATTGATGAATGGTCCGGCAAAGGTGATGACATTTTCGGAACGGTGCAAAAAGCCTTTTCGATATGCGATAAGCAGAACCTTGAACTGTTTCGCTTCGACTCGGATGGATTGGGTGCCGGTGCTCGCGGTGACGCCCGCGTTATCAACGAGCAGCGTAAAGCCACCCGGCAACGTCAGATCACCGCAACGCCGTTCAGAGGCAGCGGCTCACCCGCAAATCCCGACGCCGAGGCTGTAAAAGGGGAATACGGACAGAACGGGCGACTGAACAAAGACTTCTTTGCCAATGCTAAGGCACAGGGCTGGTGGCGGCTGCGCACGCTGTTTCAAAACACGTATCGCGCCGTTAAAGAGGGCATGGACTACAACCCGGATGAGATAATTTCCATCTCCGGCACGCTGGCAAAGAAAAACAAACTCATCGTTGAACTATCTCAACCAACTTACTCCGTCAACGGGGTCGGGAAAATCGTCGTGGATAAGAAACCGGATGGAACGAAGTCGCCGAACCTGGCTGACTCAGTGATGATCGCCTATGCCCCGATGGAGACGACCTCAATGGATGTATGGGACCTGTTGGCAAGGGGGTTAAATGGCTCGTAAAAAACGGCCTGCTCAAAAGTCTGGGGCAAAGCAGCAGACTATCGACGGCTATGACAACTTCATGTCACGACTGGGGCTGCAAACAGGTAATCTCAGCGCCCACGGTACCTATTCGCCGAACTTCACCTCACGTAATCGCGTGTTATTGGAGTTCGCTTACCGCTCATCGTGGATAGTTGGGGCGGCGGTTGACACCATTGCCGACGACATGACGCGCAAAGGCGTCAGTATCACCTCTCAGATGGATCACAAGTCTAAAAGCCGACTGATGGGGCGCTGGGAAGAGTTATCCCTGTGGGATGCGCTGAGCGACACGATTAAGTGGTCCCGGCTATACGGCGGCGCGGTTGGGGTGATCCTGATAGACGGTCAGGACATGTCTACTCCGCTGAGAATGGAAACTATCGGGCGCGACCAGTTCAAAGGACTGCTGGTGCTCGACCGCTGGATGCTCAACCAGACCATTACCGAAACTATCGACCAGCTCGGGCCGGAACTGGGAAAGCCAAAGTTCTATCAGGTTGTGGCCGCCCAAAACGGCATCCCAGCCTGGAAAATTCACCACACTCGCCTTATCCGCATGGACGGTGTCGGGTTGCCGTACCAGCAGGCCTACACCGAAAACGGCTGGGGTATGTCCGTGGTCGAGCGACTGTATGACCGAATTATGGCATTCGACAGTGCGTCCACCGGTGCTGCCCAACTCGTCAATAAAGCTCACCTGCGTACGTACAGCGTCGATAAGCTGCGTGAAATATTAGCATGGGGCGATGAGCGTGAAGCGGCGTTAATGAAGCACATCGACATGATCCGCCTGTTCCAGTCCATCGAAGGCATGACGCTGATGGACAAAGAAGATAATTTTCAGACCCACTCTTACTCGTTCGCTGGCTTGTCAGACGTGATCTCCCAGTTCGGTGAGCAAATCTCTGGGGCAACGGGTATCCCGCTGGTCAGGCTATTCGGCCAGTCTCCTGCCGGTTTTTCCGGGGGGGACGCTGACCTTGCAAACTATTACGACAACGTGGGTTCTCAACAGGAACGCCGGACGCGAAAACCCATCCGCCGCCTGTTTGAAATTCTTCACCGTTCTGAGTTTGGAACGCCGCTGCCTGACGGATTCGATTTCGAGTTCAACCCGCTCTGGCAGATGTCCGATACCGACCGCGCCACCGTTGCCACCGGCACCGTGGATGCCATCAGTAAGGCGGTCGAAATTGGCCTGATGCCACTGCATACCGGCATGGCTGAACTGCGTGACACGTCACGGGTAACGGGCATTGGCTCTAACATCACTGACGAGGATATTAAGAATGCCAAACAGGCCGATCCGCCGTCGTTCACAGAAAGCGATGATATCGACCCGCCGGATGTCGAAGCGAACACAGATCGAGTACTCCACGCAGCTACGAAAGATAGCGCAAGCGGTGGGGGACATCGTAAACGGTTCCTACGATGGTTCTGAACAGTCCGTTTTACACATCAGCAACAGTCTTAGCCGGTACGCTGACATTATAACGCCGTGGGCCGAGGGCGTTGCGCGAAAGATGTTTGACGGGGTTAACCTGCAGGATAAGCAGCAGTGGCGGGAAGCCTCTGAGCAGATATCCCACGGCTTACGGGGCATTATGGATAACACGTCGGTCGGGCAGGTGGCGCGGAATATCGTCGAAGAGAATATCAAACTGATGAAGTCCCTTCCCCTCGAAGCTGCTTCCCGGGTGACCGATATTCACAGCCGCGCGATTGACGCAATGATCAACGGTGAGCGAAGTACTGATTTCGCCAAAGAGATAATGCGCTCGGGAGATGTGGCTAAATCCCGCGCTAACCTGATTGCCCGAACCGAAATAGGCCGGGCATCTCAGGCACTGACGCAGGCAAGAGCTACGCATGTCGGTTCAGAGGGGTATATCTGGCGCACGGCGGAGGACGGTGACGTGCGCCATTCACACGCGAAGATGGAAGGTAAGTTTGTGTACTGGTCAAATCCGCCAACGCTGGACGGTATGACCGGCCACGCGGGATCCTTACCGAACTGCAGGTGCTACTGCGAGGTAGTGGTACCCGAAACCTTTAAAAATGCCGGTTAGGATGCCTGTTTTGCCTCAAGTCCCATATCCGTGAATTGTTGCAAAAATGTTGTGTCGTAAAAAGTGTGTTTTTTCGGCATTTAACACCTGCTTTTACCCGCTATTTAACGTTCTGCGCGCGAGTACCGATCTGCCAGGGCGCTAAATGACCCTTATGTTAAATAGGGCGTTATCAGAACTATTTTCACTATTCATCAGGCTGCCATCCGGTGGCCTTTTTTATGCCCGTAATTCAGTTGGTGACTCATGAAATATTTCTTCACGACTCAACTCGGGCCGACCCGCTATGAGCTGGGGGACGGCTCGTTGTTATGCAAAGACGTGCCAATCGCCAGAACGGGCACGCAGAGTTACCTGGCTGCTGACTTACCGGAAATCACCCCGGATGCAGACGGTGAAATTCTCGTCACCCGTACGCCTGGGGAAGTGTTTAGCCCTGCAACGCTGGCCTCTTTCGAGGGCATGACGGTCGTCATCCTCCACCCCGAGGATGAGCAGGGAAACATCAAGTTCGTTGATCCCAAAAACTGGCGTCAGCTGGCAATCGGGCATGTGACCAACGTGAGGAAAGGCGCGGGAGAGCAATCAGACCTGATGCTGGCAGACCTGGTGATTAAAGCGCAGGAGGGTATTCAGGCCATTTTCAACGGACTGACTCAGGTCTCATGTGGCTACGATGCCGAATATGACCAGACCGCACCAGGTAAGGCCAATCAGTACCAAATCAGAGGTAATCACACCGCGCTTGTGCCAAACGGTCGGGCCGGTATTCGCTGTTCTATTGGAGATAGCAAAAGTATGGCAAGTAAAGCAAAGCAGTGGTTAGCCAGCCTTAAAAAGGCGGTGAAAACCAAGGATTCAGCGGCTACCGAAGAGCTGATGGACAACGTGCCGGACAATCTCGTCGGTGACGATGATGACACCACCCCTACTGTGGTGGTGAAAATTGAAGGGCCGGACGCGGTAACACCCCCAGCAGTTGACCCAAATAAACCAACCGGTGACGACGACAACGACTTAGGCGCTCGCCTGACCGCGCTTGAAGCCACCGTTCAGGCACTGGTGGCAAAACTCACACCTGCCACCGGAGACGCCGAGTCGGAAGAAAATGAAAAGGAAGAGAAGAAAATGACCGGTGATGCAGGTTATCAGCAGGACGTGCTGTCCCGCGCTGAGCTGATCATGCCGGGCTTCTCCCTGCCGGAAGGCTCGAAGATGGGAACGCTTAAGCGTCAGGTGCTGAACGCCGCGTTTAAAACAGCCGATGGTCGCAAGTTGATCGAGCCGCTGGCCGGGAAGAATACCGACTTCGACAAGCTTCACCTCGCGACGGTCGACAGCATTTTCAACGGTGCTGCCGAACTGGCTAAGAATCGCAATAACGGCCTGCAGGGCCTCGCCGCATTTTCCGCCAACGCCAACTCAACGGACGTTGCTGCGCTAAATGCTAACAACAAAGATTTCTGGAATAAGAAAGGGGCCAAATAATGACCGGTCAATCAATTCTCTTTACGCCTGATTTTGGCTACGCCGGGGCGCTGACCCGCCCGAATCACTCAACGGTCGAGCCTGTCGTGATGGATACATCCAACCCGTTCACCGCTGACGGTCTGGCCGGTAAGAAAGTGGGAGGCAAGTTTATCCCGCTGGCTGCCGGTGACGATGCGGCTGATCTCTTCGGTATTCGGGTCCGTTCGTTTCCTTTTACATCAGACAGCGACCTGGCTCGTCAGTTGACCGGGACATACAACCACACTGGCGACGCGCTGGTGCGTGGATATATCGCCGTCAAGGTGAACGCAGGCATCGTAGCAGATAACGGTGCGGTCTACGTTCGCGTAGGCGCAGGCACAGACACGCAGCCCATCGGTGGCTTTGAGGCCGAAGCTGACGCCACCCCGGCAAATACCGTGCTGATTACCAATGCACGCTTTATCGGCACTACCGATGCAAACGGCATCGCTGAACTCGCCTTCAATATTTAAGGAATGCACACACTATGATCACCTATGACCGACAGACCATCGATAATTCCGGTGCGTTCCTGCTGGGACAGCTCGAGCGGTTCGATCCGACACTGAACCTGCCATTATTGGCTTACACCTGGAGCCGCGACGTTGACCTGCGTGAAGACGTTTCCATCGCTGATGAGATGTCCAGCTTCTCCAACAGCAGCTTTGCCGCACCAAGCTCTGTAGGTAACGACGGCGAATCGTGGATCAGCAACAGCACCAACGTGATTGCCGGTATCGATCTCGACATCACTAAAACGACCTTGCCACTGACCCCATGGTCACGCCAGCTGTCGTGGACGGTGTTTGAACTGGCGTCTGCATTGCAGTTGGGCCGCCCGATTGACTCCCAAAAACTGGATGCCATGAATCAGGTCTATCAGCTCAACGTCGACCGTCAGGTATACGTTGGCAGTGACATCCTGAAGGTGAAAGGCCTGCTGAACCAAGCCGGGGTCACCACCATTAACGCGACTAAAACGTGGGCAAACAGCACGCCAGACGAAATCCGCGCGTCCATTGACGATGGCCTGACTACCGCATGGAAACAGACCGGCCGTGCCATTGTGCCTGATTCACTGCGCCTGCCGCCGGATCAGTATGCGCTGCTGGTGAGCACTATCGTTTCCTCTGCCGGTAACCGTTCGCTGTTGGATTACCTGAACGAGAACACCATTGCGTATAAGCAAAACGGTAAGCCTCTCGATATTCAGCCGATCAAATGGCTGGAAGCGGGCGGCGTGACGAATGCAAACCGCATGATGTTCTACACCAAGGACCGCAAATTCGTGCAGTTCCCGCTGGTGCCGTTGCAGCGTACTCCAATGGAATACCGTGACCTGCGTCAGCTGGTGACCTACTACAGCAAAGTGGGTGCGGTTGAGCTGCGTTATACCGACACCATGCTGTACGTCGACGGTATTTAACCGACCACCATATAAGCCCCGCAAGGGGCTTTACAGGACACTGCAATGAAGAAAATCCGCGTACATACCGCCTTCACCTTCAACAATCCCGACTACACCAAAACCATTTATGCGCCTGGCGTTCACAACGTGAAAAATGAAGTGGCCGATCACTGGTTCACTCTGCGTCATGCTGAACCGGTAGATAAAACCGAAGCAACGGACGATGAGGGTTTGGCGGGTCAGGTTGCCAGCTTGCAGACGCAGATTGCCGACCTGACCGCGCAGAATGACGATCTCACCGCGCAGGTTACCGCCGCCGCCAAAGGATTACTGGAGCGCAACGGCTTGCTTAGCGAGAAAGACCAGCAGATCGCCGACCTGACCGCGCAAATCACTGCGTTAACGGAGAAAACTGATGGAGCCAAAAAATAGCAGGCTGCCAACCGTAGCGCAGTTTCGTAACGACTTCCCCCAGTTTGCCAACGAAACGACTTTTCCTGATGCACAAATTCAGTTTCGACTCAGCCTGGCTGATGTCCAGCTTGATCAAAATCGGTTCGGCGGGATGTTCGTGTATATGGTTGAGCTGTTCGTGGCGCATCACCTGTTTCTCTACGCAGCTGACAGTCGTTCGGCTTCGGTAGGTGGCGCGGGCGGAAGCAACAGCGGCGTACTGACATCCAAATCAGTGGATAAGGTCAGCATGAGTTATGACACATCGGCCACGCTGAACTCTAACGCGGGCTTTTGGAATAACTCACGGTACGGCTCAGAGTTTTATCAAACGCTGCTTACGTTCGGCGCGGGAGGTCGGCAGTTATGAAATCCGGACTGACGGTCAGGGTTGATAATGCGCGTTCAATTCTCGATGCGTTAAAAAACATTGGGAAAAAGGACGTGCTGGTGGGGATACCTCAGGCCGGAGACGCGCGGCAGCCGGAGGAGGGAGAAAAGGCCACCATTGGCAATGCGGCGATAGGCTACATCAACGAAAACGGGTCGCCCGCTCAAAATATCCCGGCGCGTCCGCACCTCCAACCCGGCGTCCAGTCTGTTCAGTCCCAAACAGTAGAGAAGCTCAAGGCGGCGGCCGTTGCCACGCTGGAAGGTAACGCCGCTGCCGCTGACCGTGCCTTAAATTCAGCGGGCATTATCGCCGCACAGGGCGTTAAGCGGTACATGACCATTACCGGCTTTACCCCCCTGGCTGAAAGCACGTTGGCAGCCAGGGCGAGACGCGGGCGAAAAGGCGCAGCAAAAGAGCTTGCCAGCCGCGCCGCCGGAAATGCGGCTGACAATTCCAACGCCAGACCGCTGATTGATGAAGGTCAGTACCGGCGGGCCATCACCTACGTAGTAAGGAATAAAGATGCCGAATCTTGATGTAACTGAAATTTTGTCCGATCCGGATTTAGCTGATTTTTCGCTGATCGTGACGCGCAACGCCCAGTCTGTTGACGACGATGGTTTCCCCAGCAATGAACCCACGAAGAAAACATTTACCGGCGTGGTGACCGTTGACCGATCGCTCGAAGCGCGTCGTATGCAGGCGGGTCAGGTGGTGACCGGTGCAATTCTTATTGTCACTACCGAGCGGCTCACACAGGGGCAGACCGGTCGGGATGCGGACATTGTCACCTACCAGAACCGTGATTATCGCGTGACGTTTGTTGACCCGTACACGGCTTTTGGCGCTGGCTTCGTTCAGGCGCATTGCGAGCTGCTGCCGTTTGATGGAGGGACGCCCAGTGAGTAATGATACCACCGTGGCGGGCTGGCTGACGCCGACCGGTGTTCCGCCGGATGACGACGAGGGGCTTGAGAGAAAACTCAGCCAGTGGGTGCGAGGTCTATCTGGCTTGCCGGCAAAAATGGTACGGCCCCGGTGGACGCCGACGCAGGCCCCGTTGCTGTCGCAGGATACAAACTGGTGCGCCTTCGGGATTATCGATATTTCTGACGATGACAACCCAGCCTTTCAGAACCAGACCGACGATTCCGCCGAGATGTGGAAGCATGAAAAAATCGAATGCATGGCGTCGTTCTACGGGCCGGGCAGCCAGGGCATCGGCTCACAGTTTCGTGACGGGCTGAGAGTTTCTCAAAACAACGCGCAGCTCAACGTTCTCGGACTGTCGCTGGGGTCATACACCAAGCTCACCTCGGCCCCCGAACTGATCAACAACCAGTGGGTGAGGCGCTACGACATGATGATTCAACTTCGTCGCAAACTCGTCCGTACCTACGGTATCAAATCCATCCTTTCTGTACCCGTTTCCATTACCGGAGATTAAATCATGCCACAGGGCTTACCTGTTTCTAATGTCGTCAACGTTGACGTCATCATGTCGCCGACCGCGGCAACCGGGCGCAATTTTGGCGCTCTGCTCATTCTCGGTCCATCTGAGGTTATCCCTGTCACCGAGCGAATTCGCCTGTACAGCGCTGTTGAAGATATCGGAACTGACTTTGGCGTGACCAGCGAAGAATATAAAGCTGCAACGGTATTTTTCTCACAATCGCCCGCACCGACTCAGGTTTACGTAGGGCGCTGGGCTAAGACGATCGCCACAGCGGAAACCGGCACGCCGGAAACTCTGCTGCAGGCTGTTAACGCTGCCTTACAGTTCACCAACTGGTACGGCTTAGGCATTGCGCACACCGACGCGCTGGCTGACGCCGACGTGTTGTCTGTGGCTACCGCCATCGAATCTGCGAGCGTTTCCCGCATTCTTGCGGTGACCACTCAGGATCCTGACACGCTGGTAACGGCGACAACGACCGACCTGGCGTCGAAGCTGAAAGCAGGCAGTTATGGCCGCACGTTCTGCCAGTACTCATCATCCAGTAAATACGCGGCGCTGTCGGCGTTCGGTCGGGCATTCACCGTGAATTTCAACGGTAATAACACCACCATCACCCTCAAATTTAAGCAAGAGCCGACGGTTACCTATGAAACGCTGACGACGGCGCAGGCCGCGGCGCTCGATGCGAAGGATGCCAACGTGTTCGTGTATTACGCGAACGACACAGCGATCATTCAGCAGGGCGTGATGTCCAATGGCGATTTCTTTGATGAGCGCCACGGCCTCGACTGGCTGCAAAACTATGTGCAGACCAACCTTTTCAACCTGCTGTATACCTCGGCAACCAAAATCCCGCAAACGGATGCCGGTAACACACGCATCATGACCAACGTTGAGCAGTCGATGGGGCAGGCGGTAACCAACGGTCTGGTCGCTCCGGGTGTCTGGAATGGTGGTTCAATCGGGCAGCTCAGCCCCGGCGACACGCTGACCAAGGGCTATTACGTCTACATGGCCGCCATCTCTTCTCAGGCGCAGTCAGACCGTGAGGCGCGAAAATCAGTACCCGTACAGGTGGCCTGCAAACTGGCCGGCGCCATTCATTTTGCTGACGTATTAATCAACGTCGTTCGCTAAGGAAAAATCATGGGACATACCTACTCGTTTCTTGATGTGTCGTGCTCAATGACCGGGCCTACGGGGATCATTGACCTCGGCGCTGGTTCTGCGAACTCGAAGGAAGGTATTACGGTCACGATGGCCGAAGCTAAAAATACCATGACTATTGGTGCGGATGGCGAGGGCATGCACAGTCTGCACGGCGGTAAGTCGGGCACGATCACCGTCAACCTTTTGAAGACTTCCCCTCAAAATAAAAAGCTCTCCATCGCGTACAACGCGCAAAGCCTGTCCTCTGCGCTGTGGGGCAACAACGTGTTCGTTGTGCGAAATTCCGTTTCCGGCGATCTGGTGACGGCGCGGGGCGGGGCATTTCAAAAGGTGCCTGATTTCGCCAACGCCGAAGATGGCGCGACCGTTGCCTGGGTATTTGACTGCATCAAAATTGATTCACTGTTTGGGGAGTTTTAACCAATGGAATTCGAGATCAAGGGTAATACCTACAGGGTTGCCAAGCTGAGCGTGTTCGACCAGTTCAAAGTTTCCCGTAAGCTGCTGCCGGTGCTGTCCGGAATGCTTTCAGAGTTTCAGGCAATCAAAGGGCTGGCCGCAAAGGGCGACTCTGTCAGCATCATGGAGAAGGTGCTGCCGAGAATTGCGCAGTCGCTTTCTGACTTAAGCGACGCCGACGCCAACGCGGTAATCTTACCCTGCCTGGCCATCGTCTCACGACAGCATCAAAAAAGCTGGGTGCCGGTGCTGCAGGGTGATGCCATCGCCTTTGACGACATCGACATGTTGGAGATGCTGCAAATTGTCGGTCGCGTGGTGGGCGACTCGCTGGGAAATTTTTTGCGAGAACTCCCTACAGCGCCGACGCCGGAGCAGGCGGAGGCATAACGCTCAACTCATTACCGGATAATCTGGATTTCATCATGCGCCCGGCTAAGGCCTTTCAGCTCGACATGAAAGACCTGAAGTCGGGCGCTGTTGATCTGTGCGACATCGCGCTGATGAATGATTACCTGCAGATGGAAAACGATAACGAAGCGCGCATAGCAAAGTGGAGAGCTGATAACGATGGACGCTGAAACTATTAAGGATTTCCTCGTCAGTCTCGGTTTTGCTGTTGATGACGCTGGCGCTAAAAAGTTCGACGCTGTGATCGCTGGCGTGACAGCCAACGTGTTCAAAATGGCGGTCGCTGTTGAAGGCGCCGCGCTGACGGTGACAGCCTTTACGGCGAAAATTGCCAGCGGGTTGGATAACCTTTATTGGGCATCACAGCGCACTGGCGCCAGCGTGGCGGGCATTAAGGCGCTGGGCTATGCCGCATCACAAACCGGTTCAGATGCGGCATCTGCGCAGGGTTCACTGGAAAGCCTGTCCCGGTTCATGCGTAACAATCCGGGCGCCGAAGGTTTCCTGAACCGGCTGGGTGTGCAGACGCGAGACGCCAAAGGCAACATGAAGGATATGGCATCCGTGTTCTCGGGTGTCGGTGACAAGCTGAAGAGCATGCCCTATTACCGGGCAAATCAGTATGCGCAGATGTTGGGTATCGACGAAAACACGCTGATGGCAATGCGCCGAGGCATGACCGGCTTTACCGCTGAATACTCGGCCATGTCGAAAGCCATCGGGTTTAACGCCGATCAGGCTGCTGCCGGCTCGAACCGCTTCATGACTTCCCTGCGAGATTTCGGCGCGATGGCTGGCATGGCTCGCGATAAAATCGGGGCTAATCTGGCCGGAGGTTTGGCTGGTTCTATCGACAATCTTCGCAAACAGTTCCTCGATAACTTCCCCAAAATAGAAGACGTGATCACCCGCGGCGTGAAAGGGCTGCTTTGGCTTGCTGACGTTATCGGGCGTGTCGTATACAGGCTGATGCAAGCCGGTGGCGACATCATGGAATGGTGGGGGAAACTCGATAAAGGCACGAAACAGCTTATCGAAACATTTGGTGCATTACTTATTGCCTGGCGAGTTCTAAACAGTGCTTTTCTTGCCTCTCCTATTGGCTTGGTTACCTCTTTAGGGATCGCCCTGTTTGCCTTATACGATGACTACAAAACGTGGAAGGAAGGCGGAAAAAGTCTTATCGACTGGGGGAAGTGGCAACCAGAAATAAAGTCAGCAATTGATGGATTAGACAACCTGTGGGAAGCGATAAAAAAGGTTAAAGACGAAATCCTTGACCTATTCGGTATTGATCCAAAAACGTGGTCTATCAAATTTGAGTTTGGCAGCCTTACCAAGCAGTTTGGTGAACTCAGCAAAATGCTCAACACCATCAGCGCATTGCTTAACGCGATCAATGAAGGTCGGTGGTCTGACGCAGCAAGTCTCGCCAAGCAGTTGATGACCCAAGGCGGCGATCAGCCTGATGCACTTCCCGGCGTTACGGCGATGGCGACCCAAAACAGAAACTGGTTGTTGGATAAATATTTCAAAGCGAATGATGCGGTTAACCGTTTCTTTACCCTGCACGCAGGAAATGAGGGGGTTCTTCCTTCCGGAGGGTTAGCGAGCGGTTTCAAGCGGCCACAGGCGACTGCTGCAGGTTCGGCTTTACTAGGATGGCTAAGTCCGACTCTGGATAAACTGGAGGCGCTTTACCATCTGCCTGAGGGATTATTGAAAAGCGTTGCTATCACTGAATCTGCTGGTAACCCAAATGCAGTATCGGGTGCTGGCGCACAGGGACTGTTCCAACTTATGCCCGGCACGGCCAAAGATTTAGGGCTGCGGGGTAATGATGCCTTTGATCCGGTCAAATCCGCACAGGCGGCCGCCAAATATCTCAGTCAACTGATGAAGATGAACGGCGGTGATCTGGAGAAAACGCTGGCCTCATACAACTGGGGGGTTGGCAACGTCCAGAAATATGGAATGGGGTTGATGCCACAGGAAACACGCAACTACGTGCCAAAAGTGCTCAGCAACATGCCAGGCAACCAGACGGTCAGTCAGGAAACCAACATCCATATTCATGGCGTAAGTGACCCAACCCGCGCCGGTATGGAAGTGGCTGACCGGCAAACCGGTGTTAATTCACGCCTCGCGCAGCAGGTATCGAGAGGGCCGCGATAATGGACGTCCTATCCGTATTATTCAATCAACGGTCGCGGAAAATTGGCCTGATCATCCCTGACGTGGTGGTTTCCGAGAAGCATCAGGACGCTCTGGAAATCACAGAACACCCGGTGGAAATCGGCGCGCCGGTGTCTGACCATTCTTACAAGCGCCCGGCGGAAGTCACCATGGAAATGGGCTTCTCTGGCGGTGGTTCGCTGCTGGATTTTGCGGACACTTCCGCGATCGGTATTTCTCTGGGCACCAGCCCGAAGGAGATTTACCAGCAAATTCTCGACCTTCAGGCCAGTCGTGTGCCGTTCGATGTGACAACCGGTAAACGGCAGTACAGCAATATGCTGATCCGCGCCATCGATGTAACAACCGACCGAACCAGCGAGAACGTGCTGATGTGCGTGCTCACGCTACGTGAGGTCATTATCTCGCAAACGCAGAGTATCAGCGTGGCTGATAAAGCTGACATGCAGGATGGTGTCAGCACGTCTTCCGTGCAGAATACCGGCACAAAATCAGTGAAGACGGCCAACACGTCGCTATTGCTGACCTTGTTCGACGGCGCGAAGGGGGTATTTGGATTATGACGATCACCATCAGTGAAATCCCCCTGTCACCGGACAACCAGCAATTCACTATTAGCCTGGCAGACACCACCTACAAAATGCGCCTGTTATGGCGTGATGCAGCTGGCTGGGTCATGGATATGCAGGACAGCGGCGGCAACCCGATGATCACCGGCATACCTCTGGTAACCGGCGTTGACCTGCTGGCGCAGTATGCCTTTATGGGGTTTGGCCTCTCGCTTTACGTTGGGTGCGACGACTCGACGCAGGAATACCCGACAAAAATCGACCTCGGGAACGGCAGCCATCTTTATATCGTACAAAGCTAAGGGATCATCATGAGCCAGAACTGGCAGCGTCATTTTGAAATACAGTTGCTCGACGATAACGGCAAAGGGATCAGCCTGTCGGACTTCAAAGTTACGTTCGACATTGAGTGGTTTAACATCAAGTTTTCCCGCGTGGCCACCGTCAAAATTTACAACCTCTCGCAGAACACAAACAGTCGGATCCTTGGTGCTGAATTTTCAAAGATAAAAATTATCGCCGGTTATGACGGTATTGCCCCGGCAGTAGATGCCAGTCAGGTTGGCAAGCCAACAACCGTCGATTCTTCTCAGGTGGGCCAGACCAACGGCCAGAACTTTGGCGAAATCTACAACGGTGAAATCCGGTTCTCACTGACTGGCCGCGATAATCCAACGGACACGTTTATCATCATTCAGGCCATCGACGGGCACCGCGCGCTGATGGGCGCAGTGATGAATACGACGCTGGCGAAAGGTTACACGGTGAAAGACCTGTACGACCTCACCATGTCGCATTTTGCGCCGTTCGGTGTCACGTCCGGGCTAACTCCGGAATTCCCTACAACGGTTTACCCGCGCGGGCGTTCAATGTTTACCATGGCCCACAACGTCATGGACAACATCGCTAACCAGTGCAAAGCCACCTGGCAGATCGTCGACGGTCAAGTGCAGATGGTTGCCAACGATAAGTACATTCATGAGGCTATCGTGCTGAACAGCCAGACCGGCCTGATCGGGATGCCACAGCAGACGATGGGCGGCGGCGTGAACGTACGTTGTCTGATAAACCCGAATATCCGGGTTCATGGCCTGATTGAACTGGATCAGACGTCGGTTTACCGTGCGTCGTTGTCTTCTAATGACATTCAGATGTCCGGCGGGCGGATCACGGAAATCAACGATAACGGCAATCTGGTGGTTACCGGTGTTGCCAGCGTTCCGCCTGCCAGTATTGCCACTGATGGTGTGTATATTGTTCAGTCGATATCTTATACTGGGGATACGAGAGGGCAGGCTTGGTACATGGATATGATGTGCTTTGCGCGTGGTGCTCGTGACCTAGTCAGTGATGCTGCAAAAAATAGGATGAGTTGAATGTTGAAGATACTTGCTGGCGCGGTATTAATGTTTTCTTTTTCAAGCTTTGCGGATACCCAATGCGGGCCATATTTGGTGACTCCGGGGCCGAATGATGGATGGTTCCGTGTAAACGGTGCTAAGCCAGAAACCCAAAAAGTAACATTCCTCAAGCAGAAAGAAGATTACAACAATTTCAAAGTAGAGTGGACTATGGCTACGGATCAGCCAGGGCGCTGGGTTGGAATTGAGTACATAAGGCGTGATGGAAAAACTATCCTCAACGCTCAATGGCTACAGGCCAGCATGAACGCACCGCGTCAGTACGCTACTTACGACTGTGTGAAAGTTAAGTAAACGAAAAACACCCAAATTCAAAGAAGAAACCCGCCTTGTGCGGGTTTTTTTATGGAGTTTTTATGCCAATTCCTTCCCATGATTTAAGTGGTGACCTGTCGCAGGCGCTGAAAGCAATGGGCGAACAGCTCAGCAGCACTTTGCGCGTTGCCGTTCCTGGCATCATTCAGTCGTTCGACCCGGAGACGGTGACCTGTACTGTTCAACCCGCGGTAAACGGTTCGGTACCGGATGAGGCTGGCGCTGAAACAACAGAAGGGCTCACGTTGCTGGTAGACCTGCCGGTTGTGTTCCAGCGCGGCGGAGGCGTCACGCTGACGTTCCCTGTTAAGGCTGGTGATGAGTGCCTGGTAATTTTCTCTGACCGCTGCATAGATTTCTGGTACCAGAGCGGCGGCACCGGCGACGGGGTTGATGAGCGCCAGCACGATACCTCTGACGCTTTTGTTATTGTCGGCCCGCAGTCACAGGTTAAAAAAATCAGCGGCATCAGTAGCAGTGGCGCGCAGTTGCGCACCGATGATGGGACTGCATTTATCGAGGTTGCCGCCGGGCACGACATCACCGTTAACACCCCGGGCAAACTGACCGCCAGCGCGCAGGGCGGTACGGTAATTACTTCACCGACAATCGTACTCAATGGCGCGGTAACAATAAACGGGACGCTCAGCCAGGGCATGGGTGAAAGTGGCGGCAGTGCAACGATGCTGGGGCCAATCACCGTAACCAATGATGTGACCGCGGGCGGAAAGAGCTTGCAGAATCACGTGCATAGTGGCGTGCAGACTGGCAGCGGACAAACAGGAAAACCGGTATGAGATATCGACGCGAAGATTCTGACGGTGATTACACATTCGGGCAGGGTGATAACACCTTCCTGATTAACTCGCCGGAAACGGTGGCGCAGGCAGTTAAAACGCGGTTCAACCTCTGGCGCGGTCAGTGGTTCCTTGATCTAACCGCCGGAACGCCTTATATCCAGTCTGTTCTCGGCAAACAAAGCCCCGACGTTTACAACCTGGCTATCCGCCAGCACATCCTTCAGACGCAGGGCGTGAGTTCAATAATCTCCTTTGATACGTCCGTAAACAGCACCACAAGGCGCGTTTCGTTTACGGCGACCATCGATACCATCTACGGGAAAACCGAAGTAACAAGCGAGGCATAATGGCTCTCAATCTTGACACACTGGGATTATCGGCAACGGTAACAGCTCAGGGGATCAGCGCGCCTGATTACCAGACAATCCTCACCACGTTAACAGGCTACTTTCAGCAAATTTACGGCACCGACGCCTATTTAGATCCGGACAGTAAAGATGGTCAGATGGTGGCTCTGTATGCGCTGGGTATTCACGACGCGAATAACACGGCCATTGCTGTCTATAACGGTCAGTCTCCGGCAACCGGTATCGGTAACGGGCTGTCCAGCAACGTAAAAATAAACGGGATTTATCGCGCCCCGGCGAACAACTCAACGGTTGATCTGCTGATCACCGGCACCATCGGTCTGGAAATCATAAATGGGTCCGCCAGAGACGCGAACAGCATCATCTGGACGTTGCCCGCTTCGGTGGTGATCGGCACTGACGGCACTGTGCTGGTTACCGCAACATGTGCCACTGCCGGCGCTGTTGCCGCACTGGCGGGAACTGTCACCGGCATTAATACGCCTACGCGCGGATGGGTGTCGGTCACGAATCCCAATGCGGCCACCGTTGGCTCTGCTGCTGAAACTGATGCGGCGCTGCGTATCCGGCAGGCACAGAGTGTGGCGCTGGCGTCAGTGACGCCTTTCGATGCTCTGGATGGTGCCATTGCCAATATCTCAGGGGTCACGCGCCATAAGCTTTATGAGAACGACACGGGCGCTGTGGATGCCAACGGCTTGCCACCACATTCGATTACAGCTGTGATTGACGGCGGTGATGCGACAGAAATTGCGACAACGATACAGCTGAAAAAAGGGCAGGGTGTTACTCCGAATGGCACCACGGAAATTACCGTGGCTGATAAATACGGGAATCCTCACGTAATTGGTTTTAACCGACCAGTTCCAGTGCCAGTTTACATCGCTATTTCTCTTCAGGCATTTACGGGTTACACCACTCAGATCGGAGAAGATATTAAAACGGCCATTGCCGCGTATATCAATGCGCTGACCATCGGCGATGACGTTCTGCTGAGTCGGGTTTATTCCCCGGCAAACCTCGGTGTTGTGAGTGGTGGGGAAAGTCGATATTACGATATCACCAGTTTGCAAATTGGAAAAAGCGCCGGGGCGGTTGCTGCCGCGAATATCACTATCGGTTACAGCGAATCGGCAACCTGCGATGTGAATAACATCAACATTACGGTGCCGTCATGAGTAAATATACTGACCTCATTACCAACTACCACAGTCAAAAGCCGCTTTTCGTTGACCATATCGATCTGATTACCCGACCGCTGAGCGACACCGGAAACGCGATAACCGCGTTTATTACCGAATTTGATATCGATGAAGCAATCGGCGTACAGCTGGATATCCTCGGTAAGTGGATTGGCAGAACGCGAGTCGTTAGCCAGTCAATATCTGGCATCTATTTTTCCTTTGACACGGATGGTTTGGGATTCGATCAGGGTGTATGGCAGGGACCATACGATCCTGACGCTGGATTTACGAACTTGAGCGATGACGTCTACCGAATCGTCCTCAAAGCAAAAATTGCGATTAACCACTGGAATGGCACAAACGAAACTCTTCCTGAAATTCTTGACACTGCGCTGGCCGGTTCAGGCCTGACGATGCAGATCGTCGATAATCAAGACATGACGATTTCTATCTGGGTTTTTGCAGCATCAGGAATCGATACTGTCTCTCTGGAATTACTTGCTGCAATAAGACAAGGGTATTTAACAGTAAAAGCAGCTGGAGTTTATTCCGGCGAAATTCTTACTCCATCGGTTGGGGCTGAGTTCTTTGGTTTCGATCTGGAAAATGACTATATCGCCGGATTTGATGAAGGCGCATGGGGGATTTATTTATAATGTCTACAAATAACTTTAAGCCTTTTGCAATTGGTGGAGGTGCAAATGTTACTGCCCAATCTGATTATGAAGCATTGGCTGCATTAACCTCAGGATTTAGTTCTGGGAAAGCATCCTCTGCGCAAATTAACAAAGCAATTAGACAAGCGACGGTAATGGCCTATGTTTTGGCACAATATATATCTGATAGCGCATCAGTAGATGTTCTAGATAATGGCAATCCTGCACAGATTCTGTCTAACTTGAAGTCGGGGTTATTGTCATCTTCACTGGGAAGACTACTTTCACCACCAAAACCATTTGCAGTAAGTGGGATATATACACCTACCGCAGGAACAAAATTTATCAGAGTCAAGGTTTGGGGCGCAGGTGGAGGAGGTGGTGGTGCATTAAGCTCTGCTGCTCAAGGGTCTACATCCGGCGGTGGAGGCGCATACGCAGAGACTTGGATGGCACTACCAGCAGTAGCAACCATACCAATAACAATCGGCAGTGGCGGAACTGCAGGTGGGGCTAACTCCACAACACCCGGAGGTGCGGGAGGAAACTCATCGTTTGGGACATATCTTATCTGCCCTGGAGGTCTAGGGGGATCGGCAACTGTTCCAGGAGCTGGAGGAGCAGCCCCAACCTCGACAATTCTTTCTTCAAGCGGGCAGGCAGGACAGGGATCAATCACTGGTTCACTTTTGGGAGGCCAAGGTGGTGCTTCATTCTCATCATTTGGCGGATTGGCCCACTATGCCACAGCCGGAGATACGGGGGGATTCCCCGGTGGTGGAGGTGCCGGAGGTACATCAGGTCAAGGAACCTATGGTGGCGGCAAAGGAGGAAACGGATACATTATTATTGAGGAATACGCATGATGAGCAGTAGCTACGCTGTAGTATCTGAAATAACAAACGAAGTGATTAATACCATTATCGCCGATTCAAAATTTGTATGTGAAGGGTGTTATCTGATTGAAATAAAAGATGATATTTTGTGCCAAGAAGGTATGCATTATAACCCAAAGGATATGCAATTTTATTATGACAAGAACTTTTCTCAGGCTGGAACTCAACCACCTCTTCGTTGAAATTCCTGAGGATCATGTTAGGATTATGCTGATTGACATGGGGTGATATCTCTTTGATTGAATTCATTAGGAGCTGCAGTATGCAAACATCTGTAATATCAATGGTATGTGATGCACCATTAATGCCGGCAAGCAACCCTGTTGTGGAAATAGTTGTCATTGATGCAGATGATATTCAAAATGAAGCGATCTCAGATTTGCGTATTGCTACCGAGTACAATCACGAAACGTACGACATCATGAGAAAATCGAAATATCCTATTTTTACTTATTAATAGTCCTGCCTTAATAACCCCGCACATAGTGTTAGCGGGGTTATATAGAATACGGCATGAAAAGCATGCTATGTAACATTCAAACTTGAAAGTATGTCGTTAGTTATGTTAATAGCAGCGCCCCTAGCAGGAAATAGCTTATCTATGTTCTCGATTTGCTTATCCTTTAAAGATGGAATTTCTCCTGATAAGTATTTTTCTATTAACTTCTTAACTCCTGCTATATTTTTTTCAGTATAAAATCCACTGGAAAGTATTTTCCCAATATTATTAAATTCCGAATGTCCGTCTCTCTCCATGTAGATTATATCCTTTTGTAAGAACTGACATTCCATTAACATACTAATGCCATCAGTGATAATTAGATTGCAGGCAGATGATATTTCTGCATATTCTGCTCCATAATAGGAATAACAATTATCCAAGCCATCCCAGGTAGTTATAAATTCTTCGTATTCTCCATCTGGGATTGGCGACATATCTCCAGTGAGTTGCGTTACCAGTGCAGGATGAGGACAAAAAACGAAGTCGACTTCTTTCATCGACCGTGCGAGCGCGAGCATATCTCGCCACACCCATGGGAACATACCAAAATCACTCCATCCTTTAGTTATGCTGTGATGAGGAGACCAAAGTATCTTTTTATTCCCATTATCCTTAAATGGCCATAAAGGCTTCACGCTTAATAGGTATTCTATTTTTGGATGACCAACAACCACGAACTGCCTCCCATCCATAGAACCATTAGCAATTGCATTATGTTTAACATACTCACTTGAGCAGTAAGTTCGCCAGCTTCGTCTATGATATGGGCTGTCTACTGCTGAATCTTTGATATCGCCAGTATAGTTTGCATTTTTAATAATATTAGATATTCCATACGGTACTATTGCCAACTTAGTAAAATTGAGATTTTCAGAAGAAAGAGCAGGTGGGTAATCAGCGTCCCACTGTGACTGTCTAAAAATCACGTCTGGTGATATAGAAACCAATATATCAAGAGCCTGATAGGAGTCCTGCATTCCCAATCTAATATGATGTACGCCTTGCTCGACTAAAAATGAGTGAACCTCTGGCTCACCTGCATACGAACTTTGACCAGGAAATTTTTTATTAATAGATGCCACAATTATTTCTATGTTTGAATTGTTAGTTAATTCATCAACCAAACCACCTATAGCATGCCATGAGTTTAAATTATTCACTAGAAATAAAATTTTAGGTTTTTTTATTGTAATCTCTTTGGTGTTTTTTGATATTGAATTTAATACCATCTTGCTGGATGCTAAAGATAGTTTTAATTCAGATAGATCATTTAATTTCTCTAGCTTGCCATCAACCGTTTGCACATGAAATATAACTGAGTTTAACTCGTGGCGAATTGTACTCGATAGCTCTGAATGTAAGTTATCAATCTTGTTGTTCGTATCCTCTAAGAAAGAAATAAATTGTTCGTTGGATTTATTTAAACTTTGAATCTTAGACTCAATACTAATAAATTTTTCATTGTACTCGTATGTTGCAAAGGCCTTTCTTTTTATTTTAACTAAAAATTCTTTAATTTTCATATGATTCACCATACCACCCATCATTCAATTCATTAGAAAATATCATATTCACACACCGAGGGGAACGCCGGCTGATGACGAACCACAGGCATTTAACTCTAACCCCTATCATAGGTGGTTTTTTTATCGCCATGAAGATCAGTTCACTAAGATTTTTCTCTCACCACGCCCTTCACATCTTACAAGTCTCATGATAATACTGGTTACATACACAGTATCTTGTGGGGTGGTGACCGGGTGGCGAGCAAAGCGGGCTATTTTCACTGCGTGGGCGATTAAATCAATAAGTTATGCTGGCTGGCAGGTGGTGATCGGATAGAGATTCAGGCACAAAAAACCCGGCTCGGTGGCCGGGTTGTTAGATTTCTAGCTGTTAGTACTGATAAGCCATTTTATAAGCTTCGAATGCATCCTTGTGGCGAACCTCTCCAGCCTGACTGCTAGGCAGCTCAGCTAGAACAGAATCATCATTGGACGCTGGAATGCCTTTTGCCTTGTTCAACATAGCCAGCTCGAAAGCGCAGCCTGGGCATTTATGGCGGCCAGTATTCCCCTGATTTTCCGGAAGAACGCTAAACATCGGGTTGTATCGGTGATTCTTCTTACAAATATAAGACATGCAAAGTACCTATAAACAATAGGCACAGGCTACTTTACATGGGATCTCTCATGGGATACTCTCAGCGGTGAGATCTCAAGAAAGCAACTAGTACCTGTTTTCAAATTGGCCCTGACAGTTCATACCTGTTGGGGCCGTCCTATATATGGCGATCAAGAAATAACCATATAACCTCGGGATAATATCGACACCAAAGAAAAACTTCAATTAAAAGATCAGCTTATGCTGTGTTTTTTCACATCTGTAATTCCATCCAATAAAAAAGGCCGCATCTCTGCGACCTCTCACTCAGGCTCCGGGCTAGCTGGACGTCTCGTCAGTACAACATCCCGTACACAGCCGTTCCAACCAGACCGATAAATGTAGCGAATAGCGCCGCGCTTATAAGCCGCATTAATCTACGGTAAGTCATCTGCAATCCTTTATGTTCTTTTAGCCACCTGGCATTGCAGCACCGCTAGCAAAGAACCAAACCATAAATCCTACAGCACCTGCCAGTACAATGATTGGCGGTATAAATTTGAGTTTCATCTTCTGTTTTCTCTAATTTGTGAAAGCATCAACCACTCCCACATCCCTGTGACACAGCTCCCTATCTGCCAGACACCCATGAGCTGGCAGTTGCTGTCTCTTACCATGGGATATTTCCGTCTATCCTCGATGAAAACATTACAAATAATACGAGAACTATCATTAGTGCTGGTACCAGTAAATATTTCATCGAAATTCCATGTATTGAATCAATCAAAAGACTTTTCATGGTGTTAGCAAAAAACGCATAGGATCATCATAGACCTAATCATCATTAGCACAAATACTGGGAAAATATCAGGGGAGGGTATGTAGCAAACCGGCCAGCGCATTCAACCACGAGGCCTCTGACCGGTTGCTGTCATGACAGTGAAAATATAATTTTGTGTGTTTTGGGTGTCAAGATGTGCAGACCGAATCATTAATCAGGTTGAAACCAGTCGTTGGCAGATTCCCAAGTTTCCTGAAGTATCGCTTCGATGGCTTCTTTGTCTATGGTGCTCCCGCCGATAACAGACAATCCATCCATGCCCGCCAGTCTGACAGTTGCCTCAACGCCTGGATAAACACGCTGTAGCCGTTTGTTGAACTCAATAGCCAAAGCAGATAGTGCGCCAGCAGGTAATTTCTTCGTTTTATCTACAGTAATTTCAACACGCATAAATCCCCCTTATTCCACACCGAGCCAGTTACCGGCATCATCAAACATCTCTTCCACTATACCGGCCAGAATTGCTTTCTGCGCTTTGCTGGCATCCGTGTTGATGCTGCTTAACGTCACCATTGGCTTAACCTTCACGTCAGCATCAGGGAAGGTACCATGCACCCGCTTGGTCAGTTCAGCCAGAATAAGCGCATTGGCGTTCGGCACACCGGCCATATTTCTTTTGTCGTAAATGAGTTCGATATACATCTCATGCCCCTGAATTTAACTGGTTGGATGTACAGTATTATGCTGTTTTAGACTATACGTCAATAGGGAAAATATGGCGGGTGAGTACATGGGTGAGTACATTATAGCGCGAAGTTGGTATTACAATATCAATAAATTCAGATGGTTGAATTTAAAATCTAGTAATCGTGAAAGTAGAAGGTAGGTTGTACTGGTTTGTCTGACATTGCTTTATCGCGCCTATATTCGTATGTATTTGTCTATTCAAACCAACGTGTTAACTACATTCTTTGTCTTAATTCGTCTTATTCCATCTTATAAAAACCAAATAAAACTAAGCGAGTCCAGTTGATCAATGGTACACATTGGGTTCAAAATTCATTTTTTCCTGTGTACAGAATATTATCATGGCTCTCAGCGATACTAAATTATGTTCACTTGCTGGTAAGCCGTACGCAAGGAGCCCAGAGCTTTCTTATGGTAACGGGCTTGGTGTAAGAATATCACCTCTCGGCACTATGGCCTTCCAGTTTCGCTATAGCTGGGAGGATAAAGCTCAGTGCATATCTCTTGGTAAGTATCCCGCAATCGGATTGAAAGATGCCAGAGCCCTTGTTGGCGAACTCCGCCTTCTATATTAAATGTTATTCTACTATTGGGACTGGCGTGTATAGAATTACCCATAAAGTACAATAAAAATTATTTTCTCTTTAGGCGGAATATTATCATGGTCCTCAATGATAATAAACGGTGTTCGTTATTGGACCCGTTGTGTTGATTAAGTATGAGACAATCTTAATTTTAATGTTTCTTATTTTTTGAA